CAGGAACCGTCACCAGCTCATAGACAGGGTGATGACCGTAGATCCCGTCAATCTGCTGGCTAACGAATGCATCTAGCTCAGGCAGGGAAACCATGAGCTTGCACTGTGAAGGGTTACGGTCGTCCCCGTGGCATCGGTAATACAGGATGGTTGACCGTGTTCCGTCTGCTCTCTTGTTACCAGCGTTCAGCCGGTACATAGGGCCACCGCAGACAGAGCAGACAGCAATGCTGGTGAGCATCGCTGTTGACTTAGGGGCAACACCTTTGCGGTTAGCTTTGCCTGCCAGCATGGCCTGTAGCTTGTCCCATGTATCACGGTTGATCAGAGGGTCATGCTTGAGAAGCGTCTTACTGCCGTTGCGTGCCTTCCGCCTTCCGATCAGTGATTCATTGCGGAAGAGCTGAGACAGGGTTACCGGAGTCCAGCCATCGCCTAGCCATAGGCAGACATCCCTCAGAGATGCCCCGGCTAGGTATCGGTCGATTGCCTCACGGAGAACAGGGCCAGTAACAGGGTCAGGGGTAAGCGTCTTGTGATTGTCCTTCTCAGTTACCCTGAATCCGTATGGTGGCCTGCCAACTAGGAAGTTGTTATCCCGTAGGTGGCTCTGCATCCTCTTGTATCGCTCAGAAGTCTTTAGCCACTCTTCATGAGCTATCCGCTTGGTAACGTCCCACCTGATGCCGTCTGCACCTTCACAGGGATAGATCAGGCCATCTTCCGTCAGCAGGACTTTCCCGTTATCGCGTGCCCACTGCTCTATAGCAGAAGTGGATTCGTCATCACCTCGGGAAAGCCGGTCAAGGCGGTAAGCAATGATCCCGTCATACTGAGCGATCAGCTCAGGATCGGTAACCCATGGCCTGAGATTCTTACGGTTCCATGGGTGAGAGTTTCCCGTGTGCCTGTCTGCGGCTGTATGAACGATTGAATGCCCGTTGTTATCCGCCCATGTATTACAGAGCTTGTCCTGTGTCTCAAGCCCTGTCTGACCGTCTGACAAACGGGAGAGCCTGGCCGCGTGAAGTAGTCTCATCCTCTGCCCCTCTGACCTGCTGGAACGTACACCTTGAGAGTGTACTACTACTGTCCAGCAGGAGTACACAGTTAACGTAGTCCTGGCGGGCAACGTTGCAGGTCAGCCGCGTTCGGTCACGTAGTAGCCCTTGCGCGTGGCAGTGATCAGACCCTCATCCTTCAGGACTGTCAGGGCATGCTGAGCTGTCCGCTTGGCTATCCCGTACTCCTGGGCCAGCGTGACGATTGACGGCACCCTTGCCGTGATCTCTTTCCTGCTGATCTTGTCTCGCAGGATCGCGGCCAGTTGTTCGTAGTAGGGGATAGGCGAATCAGGGTCGATCACGCGCTGAACCATGCTCCCCCCGGAAGCACACTTGATCATGCGGTTGTACCCTGCTACAGAGTGATGTAGACGGGTACAGTGTGAGTCACCGAATCAGCGGCACAGGGAGAGTCAGCAGTGACAGATCAGGTAGTGAGGAAGAATGAGTTCCAGAAAGATCATCCGGAGATCACGTTTGAGGTAGAGCGGACCTTCTTCCTGAGCCACCGTGCAAGGTGGACCGATCCGGCTACGGGTGAGACAGCCTCAGTCAGCTCACTGTCTCTCTGCTTCCTGCTGGACGAGCTGGAGGCCACGTTTGGCACGGTCCAGACACCGGGACCAAAGGCCGGGGGCAGTGCGATCACTGCTTGCTGACCGAAATCAGAGAACCCCTAGGCGGGGGCCTAGGGGTTCTTTGCTTGCCAGTTGGATTTAGTTAACGCGCTCAAAGATTGTTGCCTGGCAAGTGACCGTTGGAGCACCAGTAGTAGAAGCCCAGTTGGCACCGAACACAAATGCGTTATCAATTGTGGTGTCGATGGTTGAAGTACCAGAACCACCAGTAGTCGCTATAGCGTTCGTAGCTGCCGTGCCAGGGTTGACCGGGTTGGCTGTCTCGCTGATTTCGCACGTAATGTTCTTGAACAGCGTTCCTGAAGAGCCAGTAGACGCACCGACTAGCAATCCTGTCAGCTTCCATCGAACGGCTGCGCTAGCCGCAAAAGCCGTTGAAGCGATAGCCAATGTGGTGAGCGACACACCACCGTAGTTCAGGCTCAAAGTAAGCTGCTGCTGGGTAGAACCCCATGTGCCAATACCCCAAGCCGTCAGACGGTACGCCGTGTTAACAGCCATGTCATTAGCCACAACCGTAAATGATGACGACAAAGGGTTAGAGACCGCCTGCGTTACGGTATGCGAGGTAGTGTCTGCCTGTCCGTACATTCTGTTAAGAAGATTAGCGGTAATTCTCTGGCCCGCTACTGCCTTTGGTAAGCCCATGTTATTTCCTTAATCTGGGTCATCCACAGCGATGATGGCGAAGTCATAGACATTCACGGCATCCCCTGAGTTGTGTGCTTTAGTGACTCCGTTAACAGCACGGGTCACAGTGAAAGTTTGCGGCGATGAAGAACCCGTGATATTTGTCACGGTCATTTGCTCTCCACCGACCAAAATGTCAAACGGGAAATCCCCGGCCACGGTTGTCCAGAGATTTATAGACTCAGTAGTCTGTGCAGTCGTTGTCACACTTACTGACGTGGCTCCGCTTGAGATATTTGATGTCAGCGTTGATCCATCGGTGTCTATCCGGTTATCGCTAGTAGCACCAGATCCAACGGTGGCAGTCTCATACGGTGATTCCGGTACGCATTGCCAGTCGATTGTCCATGTGAAACCGCCAAGACTCTCATTAAAGCCAGTGACTAGCTGCTTGATGTTTCCTGGCGGAAGCCAGGACGGGGGATTGGTGATCGCAACATAGTCACCTTGATCAACGGATGCTACGCCGTAGAACTTCGTAGAGTTCCCGGTAAGTTCTGTTCTGGCCAGGTTCAGCGGAATAGACGGATACCTGGGCTCATCAATCGTGCCTACGTGAAGCAGCCAACCGGCCTGGTCGTCTACCTGGCTGTCAAGGTAAAGATTCTGTGACAAAGAGACTGAGTAAGATCCCACACCGTTAGGAGGAGACTGATTAGACAGAGTTCCTGAGGTAAGCACCTGACGGCTACTAGAGCCTGTGAACGTACCATTAGAACGGGTGACAGTTACGTCGTTACGGGTGAGCTGGTCATCATCAATTGGCTCAAGAGAATCAGAGGAATCAATACCTAGATCTGCTGAGGTATAGCTCAGTGTCACAGTAGGAGACTGATTCTCTATTGACTCCCGTGTACGGAATCCCATAGCTAGAGCCTGCCTGGCTTCATAGATCATGCCAGAGTCAGCATCTTCACATTCCTGAAGCAGATCAGTTATCTTCTTCTGTGCCTGTGGCCCCATAGCACGGGTGTTGTCGGGAGCACCGTAAATCCGGTAGGCCACGCCTTCCTCACCGCATAGCCTCTGGAACCTGGCTGCTGCTGTCTCACCGGCATATGCATTTAGCTGTGAGCCGAATGAGAAGATTGACGAATCAGTTGTCTGAACGGTGATCTGACCAACAGCCGTTCCTGTCAGGCCACCGCTAGGGTTAACCCATACCTGATTAGCAGCTCCAACCGTGCTGAATGCCAGCGTTCCTCCAGTGGTCAGACCTGAGGAAGCTCCCGGCTGAAGTGTCGATATTGACCAGTTGATGCTTGTACCTGATTTAATGATCGCCATAGACACATCTAGGAACTCACCGTTGACCCCAAAGGCAAATGCGCCAGAGTCAAAGAGAGTAGCCCCGGTGTTGTCAATGCCAATGATGCCGAGGTTTCCGCCCGTGGTGTAGTAAACCGATAGCTCCTGTACTGTTCCTGTGGTGTACAGACGGACAATACGAGCATTGTTAGTGTCACCCGAGCTTGGAACGTTCATCATGAAACGAACGATCAGGGCAGTTCCCGAAGTAGTGTAAACAGGAACCATGCCCCTCCACGTAGAGCCATTGATAACAGGAATAGGAGCTGAGGCAGCAAATCCTGAGTTAGAAGCATACGTAGGTGTGCCAGTAACATCCATTGCCCTAGCACCAGTCGTAGTCAGCCCAGAGGCAATCTGCGTTGATTCAGTTCCATCTTCAGCAGGCCAGTATGCAACTGGTGCAAGTGCTCCCGTTAGGTTTGTAAAGTATCTGGTCATTACGGAATCTACTGGCTTGTTCTGGCCCAGACGCCTAAGTAAACCGGCAGGCTGAATAGGCGAGTAGACATCTGTTCCCGTAACGTCCCATCTCTGAGGCCATGCAGGAACCTCACCGTGAAAGCGGTAGTTGCGGTTGCTGATTTCTGAAGTGCCGTTAAGCGTCCATGTGTTGCTCTGGGCATCAACGAAGCTAGTTACACCAGCAGACTGAGCAGTGAAGTCAGCAAATGCCTTCACAGTTCCGCCTATGCCACTCAGAAGCTTGAATCCGTAGACAGCTCCTATGATGGCATTGCTTGAGTGATTCGCTGGGAAGTCGTCGTCCTGGTAGCCGATCCACAGCGGAGCAGTGGAGTCAAACACTGACCGGGCTACAGTTACTACAGCGTCCCCAAGCTGAGTGTAAGAACCGCCGATAGACGGAGCTGTGTAGAACGTTACCGTTCCAGTGGCAACCGCCAGAGTTACCTTCAGTGCCAGACGGCCCATAGGAATCGGGATAGTTGAGGAAGCTGAGCCAGCACCGATACCGTCGTTAGACCAGAACAGTCTTACCAGCCCAGCACCCGTGATACCGAGACACCATGAACGCTGGTTTCCAGTGGCCTTCCACTTAGATGCCAGAGTCATAGGTGTGTAGTCCGATAGCTTCATGTCTATCTGGATTTCTGTGTCCCCTGTGATAGACAATCCCGCTGAATCAGGCGTGCTGACGTAGCTAGCATTATCTACCTCAGAACGGTAATACACGGTCTGAGAGGGCACTGACAGCCGTATAGGTGTGTTCCTGCCGATAGTGCCGTAGTAAGCCCCTGTGGGATTACGAGGGCTGAACCTGCCGTCACGGTTATTGATTACCACGTTGGCCTGAGAAGCGTTCGTAGTAGAGGATTCGTCAGGTCGTCCCCTTGTGACTGTTATCGCACCGTCTCTCTGGTAGACGTAGCTGGTGATATTAGTCTGAGTACCGTTCAGGTTCAGCTCTGCTTTTAAATCTAGGATGCTTTGAGGGAATGCCATTATCAGTGCCCCAGTACAGTTTGGACGTTCCCGCCTTTAACGCGGATTGACTTACGAATTACTTTGATTAGTTCGTCACTGCCTGCCCCTGAGAAATCGAATGAAATCGTAACCTCATTGCTAGAAGAAGAATTACCCATCATTCGCTCAGTGTCAGGATTGCTGAATACGTGAGAGCCAGTAGGAAGGGAGACTAGCTCCCGGCCATGCTCACCAACCATAACCATTCCTGATCTGGGACCGCCTGAAGCAGCCGCACCAACATTGCCACCGCTAGCGAAACCTAGGAATCCACCGATCTTGCCGAGGAAGCCACCAATGTCACTAATCCAGCCCTTGATTTTATCAACGATGCCAGCTATGTAGTCATACGCTCGGATGAAAGGTGAAACCAGCACACTGTATATTGCGTCCCACGCAGCCCTGATAAAATCTACGGCGTGAGAGAAGATGTACTTTATCTGGCTCCAGTGATTAACAATGAAGGCAACAGCCAGACCTATCGGTCCTGTCAGGATAATAAGTATTAGTTCCCAATGTGACTTAATCCAGTTGATCGCATCACTGAATGCGTTAGCGATTCTGTGTGCAAGGTTAATGACGAAGTTACCTACATCTTCGGCAATCGACTTGATCCAGTTCCACGCTGTTTTCCAATGGGAAACAAGGTAGCTGACAGCCGCTATAACCAGCGTGATAGCGATGGTCACAGCACCGATGCCAGAGACGCCTGCGGTAAACAGCATTATTGCGGCCACGGCTCCCATCAAAGGAATCAGAAGATGTGTCTTAGCCAGGAACTCAATAATCTTGGCTGTCAGGTTCGCAAAGACCGTAATCGTAGGGGTTACAGCTACGACTATCTGTGTGATGGCTGGCAGCAGTGCTTTCAGGATTGTGAGACCAGCAGGAGCCACAGAAACAAACAGCTTCAGGAACACGTTTAGCAACTGAACCAGAGCCGGGCCTAGAATACTTCCTGCCGTAGAAGCAAGCTTTGCCATCTGGCTTACAAGGCTCCCGAACGAAGCACTCCTTATGTACTTGTCCAGAGGTACGAAGAAGTCATCAAGTATCTTTCCGCCAGCAGAAGCTAGTTTTCCCAGTGCTGGCATAAGATCACCAAGAGTTTTAGCTGCCAGTGAAGCAACCTTGTCAGTGACCGGAGCCAGCTTGTTCTCAAGCTTCCCGAAAGCTGATTCAACGTTCTTAATACTGCTGCCAAGTGCTTGCTCAGGTGGTGACAGATTAGCCCAAGCCTTCTTGCCTGCTGCACCTGTCTTGCTCATTGCTTCCTGAACCTTTGTCAGTTCAGGCTTAAGAACGGCTCCAAATGCCCCTACAGCAACACCAGCGATTCCCAGTGCTCCAGCTACGGACAGACCACCTGAGCCTGCTATAGCTCCAGCTAGCCCCTTGAAGGAGCTTTTAAGACCATCAGACAGAGACATGTTTTTCTTAAGCGTGTCAGAAGCATCATCCTTGGCTCTGACAACAATCTCAACTAAATTCATCTGGTTCCTCTGTCTTAATCATGGACTCAATTTCCAGCATTCTGAGAATGCTGGCGTCCTCTTGCATAATCTGGGATGGCAGGCAGTGAAATTTCCTTGCCAAACCGAGGATGGTTTTAGCCTCTGTAAGCTCAAACGGCTCTACAGGGTTTCCATCGGTAGTTGTTCCAAACTCGGCGTAGTACTCAATTTCTGTTCTAAATTTGGGCTGACTGCTGAAACTGCGTTCATCCATTCAACGATTATCTCGATGATGAAGCCAAATTCCTGAGAGTTAACTCCCTTAATGTCTGCTGGTACTGGAGTCCCGTTTTTGTCCTCAAGGTTCCAGCTAACAAGACAGTTAGCAAATGACTTGAATAGTTCTTTGGCATTCTCAATATTCTTGCCGCTATCTGCTTCTACAGTTGCAGCTAGATTTGTCAGCTCCAGCAGTTCTGCAACTGACATTGACTTAACGGTTACTTCAAAGCCGTCATAGGCTTCAAATACGAGCTTGTAAACAGTTGGTTCTTTCTTGAAACCCATGATCAGCTCCAGGTAGGTGTTGCGCCGTCACCAAGAACGCCGGGAACCTGGAATGTCAGTTCACCAGAGGCAGCCCTAGTGATCTGGTAATCCGTAAACAGGATTCCTGTGAAGTTCAGGTTCTTGCCGTTAGTTGTGATGTTGACCGCTCTGTTTCCAGGTGAGCTGGTTGTTGTGCTGAACACAGCATGAGCACCTGAAGTCGCTAGCGTGTCAAAGACTCCGTTAAGGGTCATAGATACATCAGCAAGCAGCGGCAGTCTTTCTATAGCTGACTTGTCAATACCTGTCACGTCCTGTACAGCGTGAGGGGTTGACACCTGCCAGTTAGTCAGAGCGTTACGTATGTCTCTTAGAGTCGAGCCAGAATCCGCTACAGAGAGCGTAGTCTGAGCTAGACCTGTTACTTTGGTGGCCATCGTTTAGCCTTTCTGTAGCCGCTCTTGCACGGCTTCTTGGTTAATTGCGAAATCTTCCTGCCATTGGTCGGCACGAAGTTCTGTTGGGTGACCTAGTTGCCTGTAGTCACCACTCCTGGTGAAGAATCGTTCTTCTCTTTCCAGCCTGACTCTGTGCCTGCTTAGTTTGAAGCAGTTCTGTCCAGGTTCAAATGTGTAAGCGATCCTCCCGTCAGGAAGTCTTTCAGTTGTGTACTTATGAGTTCTCAGATGGAGATTGATTGTCTCCATGTGGTACTGACCTTCAGTTGTGGAAGGATCAACAATTGTTTTCCACCCGTTCAGCCAGTTGGCACAGGCAACTTCCTCACAGCTTTTGGCTGGCCTGAAGTGAGTTTTCAGGGGAGCGGTAATCTGAAAAGTCTTGTATCTATGGGGAGCCATCTTGGGCTCAATGCGATGGAGCTGAATACCCATCAGAACACAACCCCGGCAACCTGATTCACGTTGATCATCACTGCAAAGACAAGGCTGGAGAATCCGCCTGTTGTAACAGTCGTTACCTTCAGGAACTCATTCACAGTGGTTACGTTAGAAACTGTGGCTCTCTGGGCCAGGGGAGTAGATCCCGTGATCTGGCTGAAAGTAATCAGGTCTGAGTAGGAGCCACCGCTGGTGGTTGCGTGCTGAACCTTGACTGTTACGTCTGTGCCAGAGAAAGAGAATGCTTGCAGGTATGCCTGAGCACCGAATGCAAAGGCTGCACCGTTGTCAAAGAAGCTGCCTGCTGTGGCTGAAGTGTCGGTTCTCTTTCCGGCCGTAAGCATTGAGCCCCATTCAAGGCCGTTTCCGTCACCTAGCATCTGAACAGCAAGGGACAGACTTCCGTCTGAGGCCCTGGTTGGTGCGTAGTCAATCTGCTTAGCGTTCAGACTCGCTGCTGGGTTGCCCAGAGTCGTGCCTCTGAAGTAAGAGCAGATGACATCAGTTGTCTGAAGCTGAGACAGTAGCGCATGAGCTGAGTTACCAGCAGAAATGTCCAGGTAAGTGACGAACTCAATCGTTCCGTCTCTCAATCCTGGCAATCGTGCATGAGCAGACTGAGTGATATCAGTTACATCTAACGGGTTACATGACCCACTTATTTTGCCTAGTGAGTTGGTGGCACCTGAAAGGTCATAGCCACCTGCATAAAAGTTATCTCCTAGGCCAGTTACTTTAGTTGCCATATCAAGTTCCTTGCGTCCACATGTTGTCGATAATTACTGGGATGGTTATGTCCATTACCCTATGCATAGTTTTTGAGAGATCCACGTAACCAGCTTTTGCAGCTAGCGGCTGTCCCATCATTCCCAGAAGGTCAATGGCTACAACAGTGGAACTAAGATCCAGGTCATTGCTGAGAGCGTCCAGCATCAGGGAAGTTGCCGTCATGACGTTGGGGTCAATCGCATCTTCCGGCTTTGACAGCCAGTTCTGGTAAATCCTGAATGTGAAGGTAACCACACCTGATGTTTCAGCCAGACCTGACATACTTGATGCCGGGGTAACTGATTCAACCCACATTGAGGCTGTCAGCCCGTTTGAAGGCGGGCTTTTGGGCTCATGCTGGTTGACGGTCTCAAAGATGTTCAGGCTCAGAGCATGACTGATCAGCTTGTCATACAGACTGCTGATCGCTGCTGCGTTGAAAGTCATCTCAGTTCATCTCTTCCAGATATTTCTTAAGATCTTCATTGGCTATCTGCTCTGCTTCAGCATCAACTTCCTGGCCAACGATCCTGAACGTGTGATAGCCCTTAAATCTGGTAGTTCTGTTCTTTGAGCCGACACCTTCAAGCCAGGGTCCGTACACGATAGGCATGTCAGTTACCGCTGTTCCGCCATCATCGCTGGTCTGATGAATAGAGCTTGAGTAGCGTCCTGTGTAGTGACGGATAACCTGAGGGAGTCTCTGCTGAATCTTTTCTTCAGCTTTGTCAGCCACTTTTTTCTCTACGTCTTTGACGTACTTTTTCAGGGCTGCTTCTGCTCTGCCATCGAACAGAGGGCCTGTTGTCGTTACCTCTGTCATCAGATGACCCTGAACCTGTTCTTCCGCCCGTAGCTGGTCTCTGCTTCGTCCCATAGGTCTGACAGACCAGCTCCGATGCCACCTATAGCGGCCTGGCCTCCACCTTCGTCCTCGCGGTATCCGCTTGTTTCCTGAAGGATGCGGTTGACTGTCTCGGCTATGGCCAGGTCACGGATCAGGGCTGGTACACGGTGCCTGCTAACCGGGGCTGAGTTGCTGTGTGTGGCAGCAGTAGTGCCGAGCTGCCCTCTGGCTACCGTCAGGAGCCTGTAGGCGTTCACAGTCGTTCCTGCTGTGTGCGTGGCCAGAGCTGAGCCGTCCCATGCACGCTTGACTGTGACGTTGTTGCCAGTCACGTCTACGGCCAGCATCTTCTCTGCATCGACCAGGAGCACTTCACCAACGGTGATCGCTGCACCAGAGGTAACGGCCAGAACGTTGTCTGCCGCAGAAGCGGTATTGATCCCTGAGCCCTGTACTGTCTGGCCAGTGGTAGAAGCTGCTCTCTCAGAAATCAGCATTCGCTCTGTGTCGATAATCAGCAGATCCCCAACACCTATCTGAGAGCTGTCTGACACGGTGATTGTCGTTGCTGATGTAGAGGAGACAGAAGCAGCCAGGGTTCCAGCCGGGTCAGTGTCAGCGCTGTATCCCCATGTTCCAGTTATCTTGATCGAATGCTGAGGAGTAGCACCAGCGCTGAAGGCTGAGGTCTGTGAACGATTAAGCTCAATGTAAGTAAACGGTGGTCCGCTGTTTACTGGCTCTAGGAAGTAACCTGACAGGGCTGTTCCTGGTGGAGACTCAACGGCTGTGGCAGACACTAGGTCGTTCTGGTCTAACCAGAGACGCCACGGATAAGCTGTGTAGCCTCCACCAGCACCACCAAAAGCAGGCCAGTCAAAATACTTGGTCTTATCTTCTGGGTAGAACCTTCTGTGAAGGTGACCTTCAATGTTGCGTGAAGAGGACTGGATAGCACGGTCAATCTGAACATTGCTGTAGTCAGTTGACTTCATATCTGGTGCTGCCTTCACGTCCTCCCTGGTGCAGTAGCACGGAGTTGTTATCGCCATTCGATTTTCCAGGCTTCTTCAGTGTCCAATAAAAAGTCATCCGTTACCGGGATGATGGTTCCCCATGACCAGACGCCTTCATCAGTCAGAATGACTGTGTGAGTGTCCCAGTCTGGGGAAAAGCTTCTATCCCAGACAGCTTGCTGCTGCTGGGCTCTAGTTAGGGTTATTCCAAGAAGGCATCCGGGCGTCAGAACTTCTGCTTGAGAGAAGGAAGCCGGGTAAATGCCTGCCAGGCCGTGTTCAGAAACGGCTCTGAGCGTTGCCAGGATCGTCGCTCCCGAGTCGGGATTGTCTGCTGTGTACCTGTAGAGGGTCGCTATATCAGCGTCACTTACAGTCCGTCCTGTGGCTCTTAGGCTCTGGGCTACTGCCTGAGCAGCACAATCAGAAAATCCGAATGAGAACTTGCGTGGCTTGTGATGGTGAGGATGCTTGGCTACCGTGTGAACGGGCTTATGAGGCCCGCCTGGTGTCATCTGCATTCCATGATGCTTAGGATGATGCTTAGCCGCATGGTGAGTGTGATGCTTTTTTCCATGCGAATGCTTCGCAGTGTGACCGCCGTGATGCGGTGTTTTCATTGTTGGCTTCCTCGGTTGCTTTCTACGGGATAACTAACTAGGTCTTGCTATGAGGTTTTACTTAGCTGCTGGTCTAATCCAGTCTCTAGGGAACTGCCAGCCATCGAACGGGCAGAACAGCTCCACCGATGGATCAAGGGGATTACCGCCAATTAGCGGAGTTCCGTCATTAGGGCAGGCTACTGGCGGTGGTTCGCGTCCAGTCGTAGGCTGCATCATGTCTACAGCTATTTCCTGGTAGATGCTGTAAAGCTGATACCAGCTCATGATCTGCTTCTTACTCTGACTCTCTTAACCGGCTCTGTTACTTCTGCTACTTCTGTTTCTGCTGCTTCGGTCTCTACTTTGGTTTCTGCTTCAAGCTCTACTTCAGGAGCAAGCCTCAATGTGTGGCCATGATTAACTGACCCGTCAATGGGAGTCAGGAAGTGAGTGCCGCCTGAGAAGAATCCGCTGTTTACGGTTGTGTGTGCCATGTTAAACCTTTCCGGATCTGGGGAGTTTTTCAGGCTCCCCAGATTCACGAACAAAATCAGCTAACTGTCGATCCTGTGTCAACAGGAACGTAAGTTAGATACCAGTCAATAGCACCTGTCATGGTTGCTACAGAAGTAGTAATTGTGATAGTTCCTGTGAAAGCAGTGAATGCGGGCTGTCCAAGGAACAGCGATGCACCAGCCTGCTTTGAGCTGCCAACTACAAGAGCACCAGCTAGGCCAGATGAAGCCACGCCTACAGCAACGTAAGTACCAACTTCAGCACCACCGATTACACCGGCAGTAGCAATACCTGTTGTGTTGGCTGTTCCAACTGTAGGAGCAGTACCAAGAGCAATAGCCCCGGTTGTGCCGTTAATGACTGTTGATACACGGCCATAAAGACCTGTGATCAGTACAGCGCCACCAGCAACGGTGTACAGAGTTGACGATGATCCCGAGTTAGGAGGAGTCTGAGCTGCCTTCTTAACCAGGAAACCGCGATTGAATACACCAACAGAATTAGGAGGGATATATACACTCATGTCTATATCTCCTTACGCTGATAGCTTGGCTAGGTTTGCAGGTGCTCTGCCGATCAGAGGTACACAGACAGCAGTTAGTGTTCCGTCACCAGGAGCAGAAGCAGTACATTTCACGTAGGTATATGTGTCAGGAACCATTGACTGAAGCAGGACGATTACAGTTGTGTGATCTGAGCCCTGAGCAACAGCGTTTGAAGCTGCCTGAGTAACCTTTGTGAATACGCCTGTTCCTGCACCGTTATCCGCATTGTCATAGTAATGCGTGATTGGGTTCCAGCCTGAGGGCTGTGAGTATCCGCCACTAAAAGAGGTAGCAAGAGTTAGCGTGAATGTGTTGTCATTCGTTCCCCAGAACTCAATTGAAGAGTAGTCTCTGAGGTTAATAGCAACACCTGAAGCTGTGGGCAATAGTACGTAGGAACGTCCTACGCCTTCAATTACGGGCATGTTATGCCCCTTTCTGTTTAGTCGTAGCAGGGTCCGTTTAAACAGGCTTACTACATTCCACTTGCAGCAGGGTCCAGATTGGGCTTACTGCTTTCCCGCCAGCGGAATTGCTGGCGGGAACAACATACTTAGGTCACTGAGCAGGCATCTGTACGAACGCACTTAGCGTTGAACCGCCGTTGTGCGGAGTCAGAGCTGAACGTAGCCATGAACGACCGTCAATACGCTCAATCAGGCGGTAGGCAGTTCTGTCGTTCTGGAATGCAACGTGCTCAGATGCGGCGATCTGCACAGACTGACGGTCACCAATTGCGTAGTAGCTCAGGTCAACAAAGCTCAGGCAGCCAGCGTTACCGGCAGTTGAAGTTGCCACGTTACCGCCAGCAGGAACCTTCTCAGAGAAGATGATTGGACGGCCATACATTGTTGCGGGCGGTCCACCTACAACACCAGCACCGTATCCACCTGTCTGCCATACAGGGCCACCACCAGTTCCAACTACAAGACCCATAGTCGCAAGGTTCTTAAAGGTTGAAATGTCAGCGATCCATACAGCCCTTGACAGGCTCTCAGGGAACATTCTCTGGTACATGCTTGCGATGTTCTCAACCGCAATTGAGCCAACAGCCTGACCAGACTCAGCAGAAATAGTTACCATCGCGGGGCTGTTAAGGAAGCCTTCTGGCTCACCAACGCCAGTACCGCGCATGAAGTAAAGATCCTCAAACCATGCAAGGTTCTCAGGAACTCTCTGGTCAAACCAGCCAGAGAAGGCAGGTGCGTCAGCCAGAAGCTCATTAGGAACCTGGAAGTAACCAGCAAGCTTGCGAGCGTTAAGCTCAATTCTTGCGTAGGCAGCCTGAGACTCAGCGATTGAAGCGCTTTCCTCAGTGAAGCTGAAGGTGATTCCACCGGACAGGCTAGAAACACGGCTTGTTTCGTCAACAGCCGGTAGCTTCAGGGTCAGGGTGCTCATAGGAACAACCATTGCCCTTGGGCGTACTACTGACTTCTCCAGCGCTAGCTGAAGGATCTCTGAGCGCATTTCCTCAGGGATAAGGAAGCCACCGTCACCGGGAACTTCAGAACCAAATGAGTCCTGAATCTCAGCAACTCTGTCAAGCTTGCGTAGCAGCTCCATTGACCTAGGTCCGCGTCCAGCGCTTCCCTGAGCCTGGATTGCCTGGCAGTACTCACCCATTGAGTTGAAGGGGTCTCCGTATTCTGCCTTGTTCCACTTCTGCTCAAGCAGAGCACCAGGAGCACTCCTGTTGTAGAAAGCACCTGCACCAGCAGCTAGCTTCCTGCCGTCAGGGCCAGTCAGAGTTGCCTTAGCGTTGTCAGTGCCACCGAAAGCAACAGGAGCATCTGAGTTGCGCCCGGTCATTTCAGCAACAGCCATCTGTGCTTGTTCTTTAATCTGCTTGGCTAGCGGTCCATCTTCCTTAGAAGAAATCGCTAGCTGAGACTCATTGAACTTGTTTGTCAGATCTACGTCAGAGAAGATTGCCTGAACCTTCTCCACGTCGTTTAGGATTACAGCCAACTCTTCTTTATTAGTTGGCATCTTGATATTCGTCATGCAAAAACCTCTTTAAGAGTTGCCTGTATTTGAATAAATAGGGAGTTATCCTCAGATACGTCATGTCCGAATTTCTTCATCGCAGACTTAATCTTGGATTTGATTTCAGTCAGTTGCTCACTTGTGTACTGACTGGCGTTCTTTTCCTGGTTGATATATGACCAGGCTGCAACTACGTGCTCTTCATCAATTGGATAACGAGCAACGCCTTCTTTACCTGACTTGCTGGCTTGTTCCCCGTCAGCGTCCAGG